GATCTCCTTGCGCTTATCATCCAACGATTTGCTGAATTTTCTAAGGTATGCGACCGTATCCTTCGCATCTTTCTTGGAATCTTCGGTAAAGACCATTCTCTTATACACATCAAGTTCCGTTGCCAAAGCAGCCTTAATGCTTTCAAAATTGGCATCAATGGTTCCGTTCTGTAACTGTACTGAAAAGTTAATTTTCTGCATATTTAAAATCCTCTACTTTCATAACAATTTGTCCGCTTTCATCGCACCCAAAAAGCGCCATGAATCGGTTATCTTTTTGCTTCTTCTCCTGTCGGCACTCACACCGTTCACCAGGATCTAAATTACTGCCACAAAATTGGCATGTTCTGTAATACATCAGTCAACCGACCTCCGAAACTGCGCGATCATACAATCCTCGCAGTAGATTTCTCCATAGATGTCATACATATAATCATCTTGGATTGGTTCTTCGCAGCATACACACACCGGTTTGTTATCAAGCTTTGCGCCCATCTCGGCTTCACGCAGCGCGAATAAATCATAATTATCTGGTATATTCAATTTTTCTCACGCTTGTCTTGCTTTCGTTTAAAAATTCGGGTAAAATAAGATGAAATGTTTTTTAAGTACCCGAGAAAGATGGATTCATGCTTTGGTTGGTGGATCCATCTTTTTTTGTTCTGCTTCAAGCACGCTCTGGAAATCCGCTTCTGTCTCTTTCCCCTTACGTTGGGTGTCCGTGCGGTCCGGATCGCGTTTGCTCTGTAGCAGGTGGTAATCACTAAGCAACACACAGCCTACTCCTTTCATGCAGATTTACGGAGGCTTTCGCTTCTCCGATTTGTTTTCTTACGGCGCTTGTTGATATCGTTGATCACATAGCCAAGCCACATGATCCAAAGGCCGCCGAGTGTCAACCAGAACATGATCATTCCCGCTAGACCATCACTGTCAAGTGCACACGAGCTGATCAGAAAGACTGCGAAGCCGATCACCATCAATACGTTTCCTACTTTCATCGTTTCTCCTTCCTACTCCGGTATATCCTTAAACTGAACTGAAATTGTCAATCCAAGTTCGTCACACATGCGATAGAATGTCGCAACGTTCATTGTCTCCGGCTTCTTAAACCAATTCTGAATGGTCTTCTCCGTAACACCAAACTTCGGTGCCAACTCGGATGCTTCCTTATGGCTCTGAGCTCGTCCGCCTGCAAGCATTCCGCACAAATAATCCATACGGCGCTTGGTTATGCTCTGTGCAAGGTTAGTTTTTGGCACGTTCTCACTCTCCTTTCTGTTTGTTGATCCGACTAATCTGTGCTGAATAAATAATCAAGCGTACAAGCCGGAAATTCTTTCTTTATTGATACCATTTCACTTCTCTTGAACTCCGTTGCACCAGACATCTTATTTTTTAAGCTTTCATAATTAATGCCTGTTTTTTCAGCCAAAGCCTTAATGGTCAACTTATTTCTTGCCATTTCGGCATTTAAGTTACTAAACAAATTTCCATCTCCTTTCTTTCCGAATTACCCTATGCCGTAACCCACATCTGTATTATATACCCCGCATCGTAATTGTCAACCCTCAAAAGTAAGTTTTTTACTTTGCAAGGTAATTTATTGTTTACAGAAATTAAATAACGGAGTATAATCAAGACATAACGGAGGTAAGAAAAATGGGACTTACAGATAAATTAGATATACTTATGAAAGAAAGAAATATAAATAAAGCAGAATTAGCTAGAGCGTCTGGAGTGCCATACACAACAATCGATGGCTTTTATAAAAAAGGCTCTGAGAATGCAAAATTATCTACATTGAAGAAACTATGTGCATATTTTGAATGTTCATTAGACTATTTAGCCGATGATAATGTGCACACCGAATCAACCACAATGGCAGCGCACTTCGATGGAGATGAATATACAGAGGAAGAACTCGACAGAATCAAGGAATTCGCTGCATTCGTAAAATCAAGTCGCAAATAGTCCGTTATATTGGACATACATTGATCTATTCTTTTCGTAGGAGGTGAATGCGCCTTGAATAAATACGAAGAACTATTAAATGATGCAAACAAATCAAATATTGTAGTCACAGATCAGTTTAATCTATCTGGGACACGCATTAAAGGCTTGTACTGTGACGGCACGATTGCTCTCAACAAAGACATGTATATCGAATCAGAAAAGGCGTGTGTGCTTGCCGAAGAACTCGGACACCACTACACCACTGTCGGAGACATTATGGATCAGACGGACGTATCCAACCGGAAGCAGGAACGACGCGCCCGGATCTGGGCATACCACAAACTGCTCTCTCTCAATGATCTGATTGATTCGTACAAATGCGGGTGCCGGAATCAGTTTGAGATCGCGGAGCATCTGAACGTTACCGAAGAGTTTTTGGTGGACTGTTTGAAGTACTACAAAGAAAAATACGGACTATATGTGCGAAAGGACAACTATTTAATATATTTTGAGCCTTTAGGAATCATGGACTTCTGTCGGAGTACCAAATGATATTCCATGAAATATAGTTAACAAATTACAGGAGGAATATGTTATGAGATGTTTAAAATGCGGAAAAGAATGCGGGAATGAGAATTTCTGTTCTAACTGTGGTACCCCTCTAGTTAGAAGCACTCACACAAACGAACAAAATACTGATGGCGGATACAATTACACGCCTTATGAAAATAGAAATCCTCAATCAGTACCAAACGGTACATACGACAATTATACAAGCCCTAATGCACCTCAAAAGGTTACCACAAGCAACATTGGCATTTTTGCATTCATTCTTGGTCTTGCCGGATTGTTCTTTTCTTGTGTTACTTCGTTAGGACTTATATTGGATATTGGCGCAATTACATGTGGAATTGTCGGTCTAACGAAGAAAAGCAAACAAGTCTATGATGTCACCGGCATTATATGTGGATGCATAGGCCTATTTCTTTTTTTCGTATCCTTATTTGGAGGTTTGTCAGATCCTAATACCGAAATGATTGAAGGCACTCAAGTCGTGGTATCGACCGAATCAAGTTCTGATGTTTCCACCGAAAAGACAGACACCGAAGATAAGCAGGTGGAAGCAGAAAAGGATACCGAAACACCAAAGAATGAAGCAAAGGATTCAGAAAAGGAATTCAAAAAATCTTGCCAAAAATTCAATTATAAGAAGATAGCTAGAAATCCAGATGATTATGTCGGACAGAATTTCAAGGTAACCGTACAGGTTTATTCGATTTCCGAAGGTGGTCTCTTTACCCAGGCATATATGAAAGCCTACACAGATGATGGCAGCGGTACTTATTTCGACAATATGATATACATATTTGATGATCAGGACGAAGATTCTGATAGCTATGTACATGTATTAGAGGATGACGTGATCACTGTATATGGCACATTTGAAGGTATGGAAGATTCAACCAACTTCTTGAATGGTGAAAAAAGCAAAGACATCGCTTTACATATGAAATACGCAAAACTAATTAAAGAATAATTTATCACTTGCTGTTTCGGCACTACCAACGCCGGAGCAGGTACCTTGACAATATAATACACTTACCCAGAGAACCGAAGGGGCGATATGTCAGCTGCCGGATACTTAAGAAGGGAGCTGGTGCCAATGGTTACATACAGTGATCTATTCACGTTCGTAATTATGCTTTGCGCTGTTATTACTCTTGTTATTAACACCAAACGTAAAAAGTAGCGCCCTCGGTCTGGTAAACTAAGGCGCTACTTTTGTAGAAACTATTTTACCGGCGGCTAGGCTTCATCTAGCTTTCGGTTCTCTTGTTAAGTGTATTATATGTTACATTTACACTTTTGTCAAACTAAATACCGCCCTGCTCTACCAAAGCAAGGCGGCAAGCTCCCGAATGATACGAAAGCCCTCAACAAGCATATTGTATCATTCGGAGCGCGACAAATCAACCATCGCGCTATTTTTGCGCCTATTTTTAGGAGGGATACAATATGGCAAAGGCAAAGAAACTACCATCCGGCAAGTGGAGAACCCAAGTATATGACTATACAGAAACTCTACCAGACGGTCGAAAGAAAAAACATATGAAATCGTTTACTGCTGACACCAAGAAAGAATCCGAATACCTGGCATCGCAGTATGCATTTACGAAAAAAAGTGCTCCAGCTACGTCTATGACACTTCAGGAAGGAATTGAAAAGTATATTGCTACATACTCTGCAGTTTTATCTTCGACAACCATTGAAGGATATAAAACGATCAAAGAGAATGCTTTTAAGTCCATTATGAGCACTCCGATCAGCAAAATAGATAGTGATATTATGCAGCGCGCAGTCAATGAAGAGTGTCAAAGGAAATCTACATCCAGACGCTGCAAAGGAAAACCTATATCATCAAAAACAGTCGTGAATGAATATGGTCTTGTTGCTTCTGTAATAAAAAAATATTCTCCAGGAACCATATTGGTTGTAAAACTGCCAACTCCTGCAAGAGTCATACACGACATATCATCACCGGATGTAATTTTTAATATGGTTAAAGGGACCAAGATTGAATTGCCGGTACTGCTTGCAATGTGGCTTAGTTTTACACTATCAGAAATAAAGGGTTTAACAAAGTCCGGATCCATAAAAGGTGACTACATATTCATCGATCAGGTCACAGTCACTGTTGACGGAAAAGAAATTGATAAAAAGATAGCAAAAAACGATGCTCGTAACAGAATGTTACTTATGCCAGAATACATAAAACAATTGATTGATAAAGTACCTACTGACAGATTGGTCACTATAAGCGCTAAAGCCGTCTCAAACCGATTTACTTATATGCTTAAGAAGAATGGTCTGCCTCATATGTCTTTTCACGATTTGAGGCACGTAAACGCGTCAGTGATGGCAATGCTAAATGTTCCGGATAAATACGCAATGGAACGTGGTGGGTGGAAAACGGACAAGATCATGAAAGGAACCTATATGCAGACGTATCGTGCAGAACGGATCGCTGTAGATCAGAAAATTGATGATTATTTCAACTCATTTATCGAAAAAAGTTCACATGAAAGTTCACACAAAAAGTAAAAAGGTGCTTAAATAAGCACCTTTTTTAGTGGACTAGACGGGAGTCGAACCCGTGTCCGAAGCACAATCCCCTGTCCTTCTACGAGTGTAGTTTGTTATTTAACAT